TCTCTTAATCTTTCATCAGCTCTAACCATATAATTATTAGCTAGTGTTGCATTATTTGTAATTGCATAACAAAGATCAGCAGCAAGTTGATGAGAGATACTTTCTTGTAAATAACTATCGTAATTATTTGGATCTGCATCTAAAGCAACATAGATTAAATAAATAGTTCCTTCATCAGTTACAATATTTCTACCTTCTAATTTGTAATCAATAGCAGAAGCAATACTGTCTGTAGTTCCATTATGAACTTTTAATACTCTTAAACAATCTGACGGAAGAGCATAAGCATTAGAATATTCTATAACTGGAGCTGTACTGTTTTGAGCTAATTGAACTCTTTTATGTAAACAGTTCCAAGCATGAGATCTAAATACTCTGTTCCTAACGCTATCATATCTTTGATTGCATAATCTTGCATTCTTACTGTCATCAGTTAATGCTGAAATTGTCGATGCTCCTAATAAGTTAAGAGCTGAATTACACATATCTACTACACTTGCCATTACGTTTTTTCTCCTTGTTCCTCACATGAAAATCTGATCGCTAATTTTTCATCTTCGAAATCTTCTTGATAAAGTTCGTTTAATAAAAAATGTGATTGTTTATATCCTTGATTTATACAAGTGGACCATTCATCAAATCCTCCAGTAATTCTTTCGTCATTACATTTAGGAGTTTCTGCTGCATAGCTGCATACATATAAAATTAAAAGATACTTCACTTTAACATTTCCATCTTCGTCTTGATTGTCTAATTCTTGAATTAGGATTATTTTTAGTTTTTGCAGAAGATCTCTTCAGTTGTCCTAAAGATCTTGCGCAATATGATTTTCTTCTTTTTGCAGCAGCCGATCCTTTTTTAACTTTACCAGTTACTGCGGTTTTTAATTTTGATCCTGGATTAGCTTTTCTATAAGCTTTAACTCCAGCTTTTGTCATTCCAGCACCTTTCTTAGTAGGTCTGTAATTTCTTTTATTCCTTGAAATAGGCTTTGATTTTCTTGCCATAATCTTATCGCCTGGCGGAGTATTTCATCCGCCAAACAAAATGTATTAACTACTCAACTGTGTACATAACCCAACAATGAATAGAGCCAGAAATAGTAGCTCCTCCAGTTGTGATTATAATATCAGTTGATGCAGTTGTTCTATAGCCCAGACCAGTCATTGCTGTATTAGCAGCTGTAGAGCCACCTAACATTGACTGTGTTTGACCAGCAGCATTCCATGTTCCAACTGCAGCTAAATATCTGTCATCGTCTGAAGCATCGCCAACTTTTAAAGTTGAAGAGCCACCTAAAGCATCACACTTTAGAACAACATCCATTATAGTAGCGTTGGCTGGTATTCTGCCAATCGTTATATCTGATCCACTTGCTAATGATGAAGCTTCATAGTTATCGTAAGATACTCTGATTTTTCCACCGTTAGTTTCGCTATCCGTCTTAACAATCGGAGTAGCATCTAAGTTGGTAATATTTACCGCTTTAACACTTGCCATGATATATATCTCCTATTGATTAAGCTTCGTGAGCTTGGATTGAAACAACTTTACTTTCTTCCATTCTAGTAGCACCGATAGACATACAAACATAAACTTGAGTTGAGTATCCTTTGTCAGATCTCTCATCAATTCTAGTCATAACGTCTTTACCTAATGCAAGCTTTATGCCATCGCCAGCGAAGGCAACACATAATCTTTTAGATGAAGCGATTGCAAGTCTAGTAGATGTAATGAATTTGAAACCCATAAAAGTATCAACTTCGCCATTTACTAAAGCTTTAACCGTATTAAAGTCGCTTGATGTTACAGATGTAGTTCCTAATAAATCAGAAACTTGTCTTGGTCCAACTACCAAAAATCTTGGCAGACTTGGATCTACACTTGCTAAATCGAACTTTTCTTTTGCAGTTCTAAGTTTAGCAATAGTTAAACCATCTGTTCCACTTTCTGTAATTGCTTGTCCAGCACCTAACGCAGTAGATGTACTACCAGTTGCGCCAGTAAAAGCATTTCCAGTTGCAGCAGCAATAATCTCGTCATCCATTGAACGACCAAGAGCGAAAGCTGCAGCGTTTGCATAAGCACTTGTTGGATCGATAAGAGTTCTTACCTTATCTTGCTGATCTATTAAATCCGCATATTCATAATCCACCAAGCTTACACGTCTTTTTGCGTGGGGTGTGTCTAGTTGAGGCGTATCAGAATGTCGGCTAACTCTTTTTTGAGCAGTAGCAGAACCAACTTGTTCAAAGAACGCATTGTTTCCAACAACAGTTTCAACATCAACAGAACCTCTTAGCAAAGAGCCTTTTTGTTGCGATAACATTTGAACATTATTTGAATACTGTTCAACGAACGCAGTTGTAATTTGATTTGACATTTTTCAAATCTCCTTAGTTATGTTGGTTAATGTTAATCGATTTGATTGCCTCCAAAACTGGAGATCTCTTCTGTAAATTTTAAGACTTCACTTTGTCTTTTTTCGAAGCGGTCTTTTCAGATTGTCGCTTAGAATTTTGTTTTGTAACCCAATTATAATAGGTTTCAGCTTTATCTAATGGATCTGTAATTCTTGCTATTTCAGGAGCAAATTCTACAGCTAGTCTTACACATTCTAGTCTGATCTCTACATCGTTTAGATGACCGTCATTATCCATTATGTAATAGTTCTCTTAACTTAAATACTTCTTGAACGGATCTGTCATGATTAGGATGTTGTTTATCCCAAAATGGAGAACCTTCTTCTTGTAAAGATGCGATCTCTTTTTGAAGATCTTTAGCTGTCATATAAGAAGATGTATCTCCTTTAACAACCTCATCTTCAGATAACTTATCTGCAAGTTGTGAGAATGCTTTAACAACAGCAATGTTATCTCCAAGTCTTGATCCATCTTGTAAGAAAGTATTTTCTAAAAATTCATTACCTAATGTAGATGATGCTAATCTTTTAGCTTGATCTAATCTTTTAGCATATTGAGGACCAAACTCTCTTTTAAGTTCGTTCTCAGTATTTAATCTAGTTTCAGCAGCTTTTTCTTCTGCCTGGATAGAGCTGCCTTCAGTAATATTATTATAATACTTAATTAAGCTTTCAGCTTGTTGAGGTAACAAACCAAGTTTGTGAGCTTCTTGATTAAAAGAAGAAACTAATTCTTGATCAACTTCTCCTTCTTTAAAACTATATTTATAATCTTCAGGTTTTTCTGGAGCGCCAAGTTTATTAAAAACAGCTTTCCAATCATCCTCTGTTGCAAATTTATTAGGTACTGGAATTTTATCTGCACCTACTATCTTTTGTGCTGATAGATAAGATTTAACAAAGTCGCCCATATCTTTAAAATTTTCTAAAGATTTTTCTGCTCTGTATTCATCAGGAATCAAATCCTGAAAGTTTGTTTGTGTTGTTGTCTGCTCTCCAGATAATACTGAAGTTTGCGATTGATCCGTTGTAGTATTAGCTATCGGATCAGATTGAACTTGTTGTTCAGTTGTCTGATTGTCCATTAAGTTACTCCTTATGAGGTTTAATCATCGCTTTTAGAAAAATCAAAATTGATCTTTGACCTTCAAGAAAAGCAGTTTCGGTACTACTGTCTTTTGAAAATGTAGTAACAAACTCATGACATCTTTTTTCGAGGTCATTCAAAACTCTAGTACCTTCTTCTGTATCGAAAGTAATTTTATAATCTTTTTTTAATTCTAATAATTTTTTATTCTGTTGATCCATTTAGAACTTCTTTAGCTAACGGTGCAGCATTCTTAGCCATTTCGCTTTCAGCCATTTGTTGCTGCATCTGCATTTGTTGTTGTTGAGCTTCTTGTCGTTCCATTCTAATTCCTTGAACTTCCTTATCACTTTTGATCATTCTTGCTGGTAAGCCTAGTGTTTGAACTAATTGTTTAACTAAACCGTTTTCATCGATGTAATCCATAACTGGCATCGTTTGAGAAAGAGAACCAAATAATTCTAAACCTCTCATAACATTTTGCAGCTCTTGTCCTTTTTGAGCTAGAGCCATTGGAGATACATATTCAATATCAATTTCTTGATTAGCAAGAATAGGTGGAGCTTCTCTAAACAATCGGTTTCTTAACATTATAGAAAATACTCTATTAATCATTGGCTCAAGTAATTCACTTTGTATTCTTCCCATTACTGGACCAAGTATTCTCATCTTCTCTTCGTTTCTTTGTAGAACTTCT